ACCCGTTATAAGAAAAACGGTCATCACCAGTGCAAATGCTGAAGTCACTGCTGTTCTCCGATAATACCAAGTTCAAGAAGGGCAATTCTGGAAAGTATGGAATTATCATTGAGAAGATAAGGTTCATATTTTCTCATCTTAATGGCATCTTCCGTAAACTCCCGGTTACTGAGCAGAACACCAATATCAAAACAACCTTCAGACGTATTAACGTTTGGTAATAACGTTTCCATTATCGCGTCCTCAACAATGAATTTTGTGATGCGGTGCCTGGTGCCTCCAGGTGACGTTAACCAGTTAACAATTAACGCCGGATACAGAGAATCCACCCATAACACTGTTTTTGGTTTTAACTGTTCCGCGTGCGCTCAGCCGCATTCACCACATCACAAAATTCACTTTAAAAAGGGCGGCAGAGCAGTCACGGAGTAAAACTGATACCGCCAAACGTCACCAGAAAATTGATAACAGAGGGCGTTGCAGCGGAGTTGTCACTTAAGCGTATGGTCAACCTGACAACCCGGTGTCCTCAACGGAGGAAGGAATACCCCCGCCATACTTACCGCCGCGCCATTTCGCGGAGTGCCACAACCGGAAGCGCACGGTCGAACTAAATTTAACGACACCGTACAGAGAGACCAATTTCGCCGTGCGCTTTCGCTTTATGCCCTGACTTTTCAGGGACATATCCTTTCAGTAAACTGTCAGTGCCGGATGTTCACCCGTGTCCGGCGCACGCACTCCACCTGACCCGTGGAGAACTCCTTAATTACCAACCTTAGCTTCGTTGGTTAGCTATTAACGCGGGTATGTAACCATTCTGGCAATGCTTAATGCCGCTGCTTTTTCCAGCCTGGTGATATCCTGCTCCAGAGCGGACAGATTTTCAGCCTGCTTAGTCCTGGCTTCATTGGCCCATTTCAGATCCTGCACTGCATTAATTTTCTGGCGCATCCACTCATAAAGTTCATCATCGGTATAGTCTGGCGCGATGATGACGGGTTCTCGTTTCTGCATACTGATTCCTCGCGGTGCTGTTTCGCTTATCAGCCGTTAGATTTTGCCGAACTGGAAAGCGCCTGTTTAAATTCGTTGAAGCTGAGAGTTTCTTCGCCTTCGGCAAGACCATCGAAGTATTCTTCGTAAGCCTTTTCCATGATTGTGTCGAAATCCATATCACTCACCTGAGTTTCTTTCCAGCCAGCGACGGGCACCATTTTCGGTTTTAAACGTTTTGCTTTTGGTATACGTCATCGCGGTGAACGTACCGTCCTGGTTGGGGAACACGCCACATAATGGCGTTGGAGTATTTAGCCGCAGAGCTTCGCAAAGGAGGCAACCAGTGAGCGAAATTAATTACCAGGCACTGCGTGAGGCAGCAGAACGTGCAATTCCAGCAATGGAACGCCTGTTAATGTTGCCAACTGATGATGATTTGTTAAGTGAACAGGAACTTAAAGATTACGGTGTGGATATTGATGCGCTCAATGCCTTCAAATTTCTGACCGGACCAGAAACCGTGCTGGCACTACTGGATGAACGGGAAAGGAACCAGCAATACATCAAACGCCGCGACCAGGAGAACGAGGATATTGCGCTAACGGTAGGGAAGCTGAGAGTTGAGCTTGAGGAAGTAAAACAACACGCTGAAGAATTATCCGAAACCAAGGCTGTTCGTAACCAATGGCGGCCAGATATTTGCCCAATAACCGGACGTGCATTTTTCATGTGGATTGAGCATCCAACATTGGGGAATGTGCCGACATATGGTGGCCCATTAGATAGTTACACCATTCCAACAAAGGACGGTGACGGTGAGTTTTCATGTGAGCGTTACGATCATGATTTTGGCGGTTGGGTAGAAAGCGAATGTCTTGGGTTATATCTGATTGATGATAGAGAACAATGCAGGGTCTACGAACTGGAGGAACGCGTTAAGGAACTGGATGCTCGGGAAATATCGCTCCCGGAACGTAGCAGCATGCTTCATCGAACAGATTTTCACGATGATTACCAAACGGTAATGGCATACAAAGTTTCTGAAGTCATCGCTGCAATCCGCGCCGCTGGCATTCGCATCAAAGGAGAGTGATATGGCGTTAACACACCGCGAACTCTGTCAGATTGCGTACAAGTTCCTTAAGCGCAACGGGTTCAAGGTTTGCTTTCATGACCGCTTTGTTGCTGTAACCAGTACCGGAGAACAGCCAGATGCTATGGGATTCAGAAATTCAGCATCATGCCTGATAGAGGCGAAGTGTTCTCGTGCTGACTTGTTGGCAGATAGAAAAAAGCGTTTCCGTAAAAATCCCTCACTTGGCATGGGCGACTGGCGATTCTTTATTAGTGAGCCGGAAATTATTTCAGTTGAGGATTTACCTCCCGGCTGGGGATTACTTCACGTTGTTAACGGAAGAGTACGGAAAGTACATGGATGGCCCAGGGGTAATTGCTGTTGGGGTAATCCTGACGATAAGCCATTTACTGGGAATAAGCAGGTTGAATGCGATTACATGTTATCTGCATTAAGGCGCATGGAGTTGAGAGGGCACCTTAATGAAATATATGACGGTGTGATTGTTAATAAGAAAGAAGGAAACGCGGCATGATCACTATTACCAAAGGGCGACTGCTGACAATCAAGCAGTGGCGCGAAACATACGGACCGGGTAGCAACGTTGTACTGCCAGCAGAAGAAGCGGAAGAACTGGCACGAATTGCACTGGTATCGCTGGAAGCAGAGCCGGTGGCAAAGATTATAGCTCATTACCCATTAGGAGTTGACGTAGGCAAACAAAAGTTCGTACAGGCCATTGGAGAGCTTCCTGACTTTGGCGGATATCTATTTGCCGCCCCTCCAGCGCCGATAGTGCCGGAAGAAGCAACTCCGGAAAACGTAGAAATGCTCTCTGGCTATGTTTCCACGTACAAATTAACCGATAGCGAGCGCGATATTGCTGCCGAAATATGGAACGCCTGCCGCGCCGCTATGCTTCATGGGAAAGGAGAGTGATATGGCAACTTTAACAAAAAAAGAACGGGCATGGTTGAACGAATTACAGGACGTTCTTGATCGCTGCCCATCACCGAAAAAAATTGGTTTTTACACCATTGGCGATAAAAGCATTTACCTGTATGACCTGCGCCGCATGGATGAAATCATGGAGGCTCTTGATAATCGTTCGTCGATGGATTGGTGTGTTGCTGTTCATGATATGAATGCAGGGTTTGATGAAAAGATTTTGTTCCCCTCATCAGTTGAAAGCACTGCGGGTTAAGGAGTAACACATGACCACTATTACCAAAGAACGTATTGAATTGTTCATTAAATTTTCAGGAGGCGGTACTGTGAGTGAAATTAGCTATCAGGCTTCAATTACCGCTGGCATTCGCATCAAAGGAGAGGAGCATGGAAATAAAACCAGAGGATGAGTTAAGCAATATCGTTTTATTTCCGGTAAAAGAGGATGACCCTCGTAATCAGGTTAATTTTCTTTATGAGCCATCGGAAAGACCATATTGTCATCACGCCTCTGTCCGGGTTGACGAAAAAGAGCGTCAGGTCCGCTGTAAAATCTGCGGTGCAGTTGTGGAACCATTTGACTGGATGCTCTCTGTGGCGAAAAGAGAAACCAGACTGGCAGATGATGTAAGGCACTTGCGCCAGGAGGAGCGGGAAAGGCGAAAAAATATAGAAAAGCTAATTCAGATTGAGCGTAACGCGAAAGCGCGGATACGCAGGGCGACAAAATCCAGAACTGAATAATTAAATTTAGCTCTGTTAAAAATTTAATCCTTAACCGGAGGGATTTCTGCACCATCAGAACATCAGGAGGCCGCCCGAAAGGGCGGTAGTTAAATGCGAAAGTTTAAAATAATTATTGAAACGGGAATAGCCGGTGGAGATTTCGAGGATGAATTCGAAGTGGATGATGATGCGACGCCTGATGAAATACATGACGAAGCAAAAGATATTTTCTTTAACTACTGCAATTACTCATATCACGAAATAAAAGACGAAGAGGAAGAGCAAAATGGCTGATTTTGGTTCAACTAAATACAACGTCAGTTTTGAAGCATGGCATGAACTGTTAATGGACTATGCAGAGTTACGTGGTGGCAGTGCTGCTGATGCTGAAGCATGGCGTGATGATTATGAAGCAGGAAAAACTCCGGTCGAAGCATATTGTGATGAGTGGGGCGATGAATGAGCGAGGTTAATTATCAGGAAGGGCATGAAACGGCGGGGCAAGCAAAAACAGTGGCATGGCGATATCGCTACGTGAAAAAAAAGGCGTTACGGACTTTCAGGGGAAGTAGTGGTCTGGTGACTGGAAATATGTACCGAAAAAAGAGGATTGTAACGACAGGCCGAACTATGAAATTCAGGCCTTATTCACTGCCCCGCCAGTCCCGGTTACATCAGAAGAACTGGTTAAAGCTGTGCACTTTTATGAACAACTAAAACGCGAAAATCCACCAGCATCCGGAAACCTGATTACAGATTCCCAGATAAGGCAATGAGCTACCTGGCGCAGAACGGGCTGATAAGTATGGGGAATGTTTTACGATGAATATTTAGACTAAAGAGTTTGTAACGCTATGTAAGTGATTTTTTCTGGTTTAGATATTTATATGTCCGGCCAAATTGAGGTGTGTTTAAATGTAATTGCACATTGATTGTAGGAGGAATAATGAAAAACGCATTGCAGTTTTTGTTTGTTGCGTTCTGGTTGTTCGTATCATGTATGCCCATCATCTTCACAGCAAGGTATATGGAAAAAGTTGATGTTTTGATATTAATATTTGGATATATAAATGCCCTTTTTTTAGGGGTGTTCATGGCGGTCATGTGCATTGAATACTGGCGGTAAATACAGCGAACGCCATTGGTTTAGTTGGATATTTACTGTGCCGGACAAAAACGGTTTGCGGGGAAATCTTAGTTAAGTAGAATGACTGCGGGTGCTTGAGGCTATCTGTCTCAGGCATGAACACCAAAAGGCAGATAGAGAAAAGCCCCAGTTAACATTACGCGTCCTGCAAGACGCTTAACATTAATCTGAGGCCATATCTATGCGACACATAGAGATTAGCCTCTTACGGACCGAAAGGTCAAGGAGAAGCAGGCTATGAAGCAGCAAAAGGCGATGTTAATCGCCCTGATCGTCATCTGTTTAACCGTCATAGTGACGGCACTGGTAACGAGGAAAGACCTCTGCGAGGTACGAATCCGAACCGGCCAGACGGAGGTCGCTGTCTTCACAGCTTACGAACCTGAGGAGTAAGAGACCCGGCGGGGGAGAAATCCCTCGCCACCGCTGATGTGTCAGGCATCCTCAACGCACCCGCACTTAACCCGCTTCGGCGGGTTTTGTTTTTTCTGGTCGTTCTGGTTTACAATCCATCCGTCAGCCTGAACAACTGGCACCTGCTGCGCCAGCAGAGAAAACAGATGGCGCACGATACCAAATTTTACAATTCGGATAACTCTGCCGCCCCTGCCAGCAGGCACGGGCGGCGTTCCCGCACTTTCAAATCTGACTGGTTCCAGCATCCCCCATGCACTGAAGAACAGGCCGAGTGGCTAATTCAGTGCTACCGCAGACACGGATACGAGATTAAGAAAGCCCTCAGCCTCGATTACCCGAACACGGCCATTGTGGGGCTGCAGGTGGATGCGGAGCAGTTCGGCGGCCAGCAGATGACGGTGAACTACCATATCCGCGGTCGCATCATCCAGGTGCCGTCAAACTATGACCCGGAAAAACGCACGTACAGTGGTATCTGGGACGGCAGTCTGAAACCGGCATACAGCAACAACCCGGCCTGGTGCCTGTGGGACATGCTGACTCACCCGCGCTACGGCATGGGAAAACGTCTGGGGGCGGCGGATGTGGACAAGTGGGCGCTGTATGCCATCGGGCAGTACTGCGACCAGACGGTCCCGGATGGTTTCGGGGGGACAGAGCCGCGGATGACCTTTAATGCGTACCTGGCACAACAGCGTAAGGCGTGGGACGTTCTCAGTGATTTCTGCTCTGCGATGCGCTGTATGCCGGTATGGAACGGTCAGACGCTGACGTTCGTTCAGGACCGCCCGTCGGATGTGGTGTGGCCGTACACCAACAGCGATGTGGTGGTGGATGATAACGGCGTGGGATTCCGCTACAGCTTCAGTGCCCTGAAGGACCGGCACACGGCGGTGGAGGTGAATTACACCGACCCGCAGAACGGCTGGCAGACCTCCACGGAACTGGTGGAAGACCCGGAAGCCATACTGCGCTACGGACGCAACCTGCTGAAGATGGACGCGTTCGGCTGTACCAGCCGCGGTCAGGCCCACCGTGCCGGACTGTGGGTGATAAAGACCGAACTGCTGGAAACGCAGACGGTGGATTTCACGCTCGGGTCTCAGGGGCTGCGGCACACACCCGGTGACATCATTGAAATCTGTGATAACGACTATGCCGGGACTCTGACCGGCGGACGTGTCCTGTCCATTGATGCTGCCACCCGCACCCTGACGCTGGACCGTGAAGTGACACTTCCGGAGACCGGTGCCGCCACGGTGAACCTGATTAACGGCAGCGGTAAGCCGGTGAGTGTGGACATCACCGAACACCCCGCGCCGGACCGGATACAGGTCAGTACCCTGCCTGATGGTGTGGAGACATACGGGGTGTGGGGACTCTCCCTGCCGTCACTGCGCCGTCGCCTGTTCCGCTGTGTCTCCATCCGGGAAAACACGGACGGCACCTTTGCCATCACGGCGGTGCAGCACGTACCGGAAAAAGAAGCCATCGTGGATAACGGTGCCCGCTTTGAGCCGCAGTCAGGTTCCCTGAACAGCGTCATCCCACCGGCAGTGCAGCACCTGACGGTGGAGGTGAGCGCAGCTGACGGCCAGTATCTGGCGCAGGCGAAATGGGACACGCCGCGGGTGGTGAAGGGTGTGCGCTTCAGTCTGCGCCTGACCAGTGGTAAGGGAACGGATGCCAGACTGGTGACCACCGCCATCACCGCAGACACGGAGCACCGTTTCAGCGGCCTGCCGCTCGGGGAATACACCCTGACGGTGCGGGCGATAAACAGCTATGGCCAGCAGGGTGAACCTGCCACCACCACCTTCCGGATTGCCGCACCGGCAGCACCGTCGCGGATTGAGCTGACGCCGGGCTATTTTCAGATACCCGCCACGCCGCATCTTGCCGTTTATGACCCGACGGTACAGTTTGAGTTCTGGTTCTCGGAAAAGCGGATTGCGGATATCAGGCAGGTTGAAACCGCAGCCCGCTATCTTGGCTCGGCGCTGTACTGGATAGCTGCCAGTATCAATATCAAACCGGGCCATGATTATTATTTTTATATCCGCAGTGTGAATACTGTTGGCAAATCGGCATTTGTGGAGGCTGTTGGCCAGCCGAGTGATGATGCATCCGGCTATCTGGATTTTTTCAAAGGAGAGATAGGGAAAACCCATCTGGCTCAGGAGTTGTGGACACAGATTGATAACGGTCAGCTTGCGCCTGATCTGGCTGAAATCAGGACGTCCATTACGAATGTCAGCAATGAAATCACGCAGACCGTCAATAAAAAACTGGAAAATCAGAGTGCGGCAATCCAGCAGATACAGAAAGTTCAGGTTGATACAAATAATAACCTGAACAGCATGTGGGCCGTGAAACTGCAGCAGATGAAGGACGGACGCCTTTATATTGCGGGTATCGGAGCCGGTATTGAGAATACGCCAGCAGGTATGCAGAGTCAGGTGCTTCTGGCTGCTGACCGGATTGCGATGATTAATCCTGCGAATGGCAACACAAAGCCGATGTTTGTTGGTCAGGGCGATCAGATATTCATGAACGAAGTGTTCCTGAAATACCTGACGGCTCCCACCATTACCAGCGGCGGTAATCCTCCGGCATTTTCCCTGACACCGGACGGGCGGCTGACGGCGAAAAATGCCGATATCAGCGGTAACGTGAATGCGAACTCCGGGACGCTCAACAACGTCACGATTAACGAAAACTGTCGGGTTCTGGGAAAACTGTCCGCCAACCAGATTGAAGGCGATCTCGTTAAAACAGTGGGCAAAGCTTTCCCCCGGGACTCCCGTGCACCGGAGCGGTGGCCATCAGGGACCATTACCGTCAGGGTTTATGACGATCAGCCGTTTGACCGGCAGATTGTTATTCCGGCGGTGGCATTCAGCGGCGCTAAACATGAGAAAGAGCATACTGATATTTACTCCTCATGCCGTCTGATAGTGCGGAAAAACGGTGCTGAAATTTATAACCGTACCGCGCTGGATAATACGCTGATTTACAGTGGTGTTATTGATATGCCTGCCGGTCACGGTCACATGACACTGGAGTTTTCGGTGTCAGCATGGCTGGTGAATAACTGGTATCCCACAGCAAGTATCAGCGATTTGCTGGTTGTGGTGATGAAGAAAGCCACCGCAGGCATCAGTATCAGCTGAATTTTATAACCCATATACGGGCGCCAGAAATGGCGCCTTTTTTATTGCAGAAAAGCGAGAGGTAATTATGCGTAAAGTTTGTGCAGCCATTTTGTCCGCAGCCATCTGTCTGGCCGTATCCGGTGCGCCTGCATGGGCGTCTGAACATCAGTCCACACTGAGCGCGGGGTATCTTCATGCCCGTACGAACGCTCCCGGCAGCGATAATCTGAACGGGATTAACGTGAAATACCGTTATGAGTTTACGGACGCGCTGGGGCTGATTACGTCCTTCAGTTATGCCAATGCTGAGGATGAGCAAAAAACGCACTACAGCGATACCCGCTGGCATGAAGATTCCGTGCGTAACCGCTGGTTCAGCGTGATGGCGGGGCCGTCTGTGCGCGTGAATGAATGGTTCAGCGCGTATGCGATGGCGGGTATGGCTTACAGCCGTGTGTCGACTTTCTCCGGGGATTATCTCCGCGTAACTGACAACAAGGGGAAAACGCACGATGTGCTGACCGGAAGTGATGACGGTCGCCACAGCAACACGTCTCTGGCATGGGGGGCTGGCGTGCAGTTTAACCCGACCGAATCCGTGACCATTGACCTTGCTTATGAAGGTTCCGGTAGTGGCGACTGGCGAACGGATGCATTTATTGTTGGTATCGGATACCGTTTCTGACAACAGACGCCGATTTATCTTCTGTAAATATTGTTATGATACGCAGGTTCATCCACCTTATGGGGTGAACTGCGTTTGAGGAAACGTAAAGTTACACTGTCCTGAAGCCCGTGGCGTCACTGCTGCGGGCTTTTTTTATTGGTGGAAAAGTATGACAGTAAAAATTTCTGGCGTGCTTAAAGATGGCACAGGAAAACCAGTACAGAACTGCACCATTGTGCTGAAGGCCAGACGAACCAGCAGCACGGTGGTGGTGAACACGGTGGCCTCTGAAAATCCGGATGAAGCCGGACGTTACAGCATGGATGTTGAGCATGGTCAGTACAGCGTCACCCTGCTGGTTGAAGGTTTTCCGCCTTCACATGCCGGGACCAT